TCAATTATTTCTAATAATTTCATCGATTACAGCGTTTATCTGATTCAAATTCTTTGGATATATATTGAACGAAAGAGTCCCATTTGTAGCATCACAGATAAAATGTTCCGGAAAATTCTCATCCTCACCAAGATATCTAAAGGTACAGTTCTCTAAAGGATTTCTCATTGTTTCGATGTATGCTTCTGGATATATCTCTTTGTATAAACTATTTTCATCCATTATTTCAGTTGCTCGTGAAGAATCTTTCCTATAAGCAACTTCTCTACTGTCTATAATATCATTTTCCCATAAATGTTTTACACCTCGATTTAAATCTGCCTTACCTGGCCGAACATGGTGATTTTGATCAAAATAAGTTAAAATACTATTTATTGCATCACTGTCATCCGAAAGTTTTTTCGATTTTAGAACCTCAACAGTATTACCTAAATATGCTCTCAGGTTACTTTCAACTTTAGTGAGTTTAATAACAATGTAATTTCCCTTAACGATCACCTGGTAAGGCTGTTTGATTATGAGATTGAGTTCCTGATAATTTCTATTTTCATCTAAAATTCTGATTTCTACTACAATAGAATGATAACCACCTAAAGTTAACACACCATCTACCAACTGTTGGCTTGTGATTTCCAAACCCAATTCGTCAGCAATAACATTATTCCTATGTCTATAAACATTTGCTGTATTATAAACATAAATTGATTGTTTTGTTATATTAACATGGTTGAAAACAAATTCAGATATTGCTTGATCATTAAATCTTGCAATTATATCATTTACTATTTCAGATTGAATTCTTTGTTCAGAATTAAAATTCTCTTTAATATAATGTACTGGGTAAAGACGCAGAAGTCTATTATTTATTGATTGCGGAGTATTCATTTATTATGGTTAATATTATATTTTTTTAATTGGCGTTTTCGGAATTCAAAACAACGAAATTGGTATCTAAATAGAATTTCATATCATTTAAGACCAATGCACCGTAAGAATTTTTTCCTCTCATCTTATGTTTAATCGAATATCCAACCAATACATTCGGTTTCATTGTATCACTCTTTGATAAAATGGTATCATACATTCTTTCAACATACTCAGCTCCTAATTTATAATTGATCTTCAAGACATCATTATTTGACTGTTGTTTGATAAGCTTACCAATACTGTCCACTTGTCGTTCAAATTTTTTGATTTTCTTTAGATACTCAGAGCCTTCTCTAGAGTATTCATACGATCCGAAAGTCGGTTCAAAGCTATGCCACTCAATAGATTCATAGCTTGAAGGATCATTCATATTCTTTTTAAGATATATGGTCGAAGCTTCTATAGCTAATTGCTCCTTGCTTTTGTTTTTGCAAGAAGAAAAAAATTGAGTGATACAAACCATCATCAGCATGACTAATATTCTTTTCATATCAATTAATTGGTCAATATAAATACTAATACTCTCTTATATAGACTATCCAAGCTCTACGCTGTGCCTCGTCTTTTAGTTTGGTTAAGTTCTAATTCTAACCCAGAAACTTTTGCCTTATACTCTTCCAATTCTTTGAGCAACCTTTTTTTATCTTCTCTGAGTTCGGCAACTTGAGTTTCAAGGTTCAATATTAGCTTGTCTTTATCTGCAAAAGAGGTGTTCGCAAAATCGAATTCACTACTATCCTTTGGCGTCAAATATACTGCGCCAACCCCCGTTTCCCACCAATCAATATTAACGTTTAAAAATTTCTCAAGTTTTAAACCTAAATATTTTGGGGGTTCTTTTTTTCCGTTAAGCACCTCAGAAAGGTAGCTAGGCGACATTTTTATCGCTTTTGCGAACAATGCATTTGTCTTAAATTCGCTTTCTTTTATGATTTTTAACAACCTATCAATTTTTTGCGAATTTTTATTTACCTGATTATATGTCATTTATATTTTATTATTCTCAAAATAGAATTATTATTATGATAATTCGCAAAAGAGAATTATATTTGTTTTATAATAATCAAAGATAGCAAAAGAGATGAAAAAGATAGTAAACATTCTAAAATCTCATGGGGTTCAAGTGATCCACAAAGCAGATGGTATTTACGCATTGGAACAGGTAGTTGATGTCAATACCAAGAATTCTACCATTGTTGAACACAAGATCAACGACTGGACCACTGGCGAGGCACTTATTTTCTTAGGCTATTAATCGGATAAAAAGTAAAGTAGATATGCAAGTATTAGAAACACCTGAAAAAATGTCCTGGAGAAAGCGAGTACTCGCTTGGAAGATTGGGCAAACTGCTCCTGTAGCAATAGAATCTGCGTCTGCGGTAAGATCAGAAATTTCAATCTGTAAAAAGAGATTCAATAAGAATCTACGCTTCAAAACTTGGAGTGATACGGTTGATGGCAAAGATGTCGTAATGGTTGAACGCTTACCTGACGCTGAAGCATAATAATGGACAACCAAGCATTGATCGAAATGGCAAAGCAGATTGCGATGCAGCAAGCGGAAATCGACCGTTTGCGATCCATGCTCGATGTTCCAAAGAAAAGCAAAAAGCAGAAGGAAGATGAAACAAAGCAGAGGAGATTGTCGCTCGTAACCAAACTTTATAGGCAGCAACTAGATAAAGCGATGATTAAATACGCTGATAGGATAGAGAAGCTGAATAAAGAAAAGAAGCAATTAGGCTTACCTCTTTTCGATACCAAAGCCATTCTCGAAGAATTGCTTGAACCATTTAAATAAAAAAAGCCTGAGTTCGTACCTCAGGCAAGTGACAACCATATAAAATAGTTGAACAAAATGAACTCGAAAGTAGGAATAATTATCGAAAAACCAAAATTGGAGCTGATCGAAGCTTTTCGCTTCGGGAACTCCCTAACGATCCAATATGGCTACGAAGGAAATGAAGACAGCTATATGGAGATCATGCTCGGCGAATCAGAGGTGAGAGCCTTGATCCCAGCTTCTGAATTAAAACATGAAGTACCGGTATGCTTTGACCCATACAATGGTAATACTGAATACAGCATTTGCCATATCAACATTTGGGATTATGTCTCGGAAAGAGCAGAGGAGGTTGCAGGAGCGTGGTTGGAGCAGAGAGAAAGGCAATTGCTTGCACAGGTAATTGAAAATTCAATTTACACAGTTCGTAAACGATCATTAAACGCATAGTTATGAAAACGGTAACAGTAATGAGAACAATTGAGGCTCCAGTCGATAGACCATCTTTCGCTGAGTGGTTCGCAGAAATCAAAAGAACGGCATTAACACCTCCTTTAAAGAAAGTTTTGACTGAGATGTATCAGTTGAGACAGCTTGGGGCAAATGTTCAGCTATTTACATCCAATAACGATTTAAACGAGAAAAAGATTCATGAAGGATTCTTCAAAACTGACGGTAAGTGAATGGATTTTCAGGATTCTAGTGATAGGAGGGATCCTTTTCAAACTGATCATACTAATCACTTACATAATGAGTAAATAATTTTTAAACCATATAAAGTAAAAACAAAATGAGCTTAATTAAAAAACCATCAGAGTTAACAACTCCAACAACATTGAAAGCACTTCTTTACGGTCAGCCTGGTATCGGTAAAACAACTTTAGCGTTGTCTGCTCCTGATCCTTTGTTATTAGATTTCGACGGTGGCGTCCACCGTGTGAAAGCACAGCATCAAACACCAACAGTACAGATTAAATCGTGGGAAGATGTGCAGCAGGTTCTTCAGGAAGACCTTAGCGACTTCAAAACGTTAGTGATCGATACAGCAGGCAAAATGTTGGATTTTATGTCAGTTTATCTGATCAAAACAAATCCGAAAAATGGTACAGCTGGAGGGCAATTGGCCATCGGTGGCTACGGCGCACGTAAAGCGATGTTCGTTCAATTCCTTTCCCAAGTTTCAATGCTTGGTCTGAATTTGATTTTCGTTGCACATGATGCTGAAGAAAAAGACGGTGAGCAAAAAATTATCCGTCCACTAATTGGTGGTTCTTCAGGCGGTGACCTTATTCGCGAACTGGATCTAGTTGGTTACATGGAGGCAAAAGGGAAACAAAGAACAATTTCTTTTGATGCCTGCGAGAGATTCTATGGAAAGAATACCTGTGATCTTGAGCCTCTGATCAACATTCCGGATGCTACGAATGATCCTAACAATTTAATGTCCCTTATTGTCAAACGCTATGCGGTTGCTGCCCACGAGCGTAAAAAACAAAATGATGAGTTCAATAATCTGATGCAAACCATCAAGGATAACATCGATTCATTCGTCACTGATGCGGGTACGGCCAATGATATGATCCCTTGGATCACTGATGAAGTAGAACACATTTGGAACAGCAAAATGCTAGCGTCACGCTATTTATCAGACAAAGCCAAATCGCTTGGATGTACTTTGAACGCTAAAACCAAATTATTTGAGAACAAAAAAATCGCTGAAAATGCCTAAGTATAAATTTTACGCCACTCTTTTGGATGCCTTCACTTGGTATCTAAAGAGTGAGCAGGAAAACGCCTTTCAGCAGTTTATCGACAAGCTGAACCGTGTACCATTCTATTCAGAAAAAGCAGAAAAAGGAACAGCTTTCAATGAATTGGTAGACAAAGTTGCACATGAAGGAGAGTTATATGTTGCCGATGCCAAAGGGATGGTGCATTATAAAACATTTTCCTTTAATCAACATGTTGTGGATCATTTTGTCTCACTTTGCAGATTCGCGGAACCACAAGTTTTTGTCAAGGCTATCCTGCCTACACGATTGGGAGACGTGGAATTGTACGGATATACTGATGAGGTTCTTGCTGGAGGATTGACGATTGATATTAAATGTACAGATAAATACGATTTTCCAAAGTTCTTACACCACTGGCAACATATAGTTTATCCATACTGCTTCAAAATGAATGGAATGGACATGCCCTACTTTACCTATGAGATAACGGATTACAAGTACGTGTATCATGAGGATTACAAATACAATCATGAACGTGATATGGCTAAGTTAAGATTGCATGTGGAGCACTTGATTCAATTCATAGAACAACATCGTCATCTAATCACTGACTTAAAACTTTTCGCTTTGGATGAACCGGCAATTGCAAGGGAATCTTCTTGATGGAATCAAGAGTGGAAAGGTTTGTCCTTACTGCCATATGAGCACAGAGCTCGTTGACAGTTCCTTGATATATGGCACAAGTTACGGGATGATTTACCTGTGTGCAAAATGTAGAGCATGGGTCGGAGTTCACAAAGGAACGGATGTAGCGCTGGGCAGATTAGCAAATGATGAACTGAGGGAATGGAAAAAATTGGCACACGGGTATTTCGACCCACTTTGGAAAAGAAAGATCGAAAAGGAAAACTGTAGTAAAAAAGAGGCGAGGGGAGCTGCCTATAAATGGCTCTCATCAAAAATGAGTTTATCTCCTGAAGATACACATATTGGTTTGTTCGATGTGGATCAGTGTAAAAAGGTTGTAGAAATCTGTAGGGAGTATCATAAGCGCAAACATTACTAAAATGGGAAAAGCAAAATTATATCACTTCGATAAATCGGGAACTAGACATAATGTTCACGAGGACAAAGATGGAAATTTCGTTATCGGATCCGGAGAAAAAGTAAACGGAAGGGTCACTTCCAATCCAAAAGGGTTTGTTAGTTCGGACTCGAAAAGTGACAATCCTTTTTATGGAAAAGGAAATGGAGAGTGGGATCATTACGCTCACTCTGCTGATGATCTCTAGGTCAATTATTGGTTAGGTTTGGCCAGCATCCGCAGTGAATGCGTGTGACTGGCAAAGTAGCAGGTTAGGTTAGTAATCTTATTCAAATCGTTCTTTATAGCTGCTACTCATTTAAAAACTAAGCAAATACAGGTTAGGGTTATTGGCATATTCGTTCTTTATACCTCTTTGCTTGGGGAAGTCGTCCAGCGGCCAGGACACCGGGGCTAATTACTCTGGAGACGACGGTTCGAATCCGTCCTTCTTAGCACTTTTCATAAATAGGTTAATATATGGCTACCGTGTGGGGATTCTCCCCGTTTCCTCCACGGTTATTTTATGAGAATATGGGGAAAAACAAAATGAGTGGATGGCGGAACTGGTAGACGCACTTATGTTGATAGACATCAGATTTGGAAGTAGGGAAGGACGCTTCTTGAAAAGTATCGAAAGATCAGTAACCCGAATGTCGGTTCGAATCCGGCTCCATTTACGACAGTTAGCGTCTAAGTACTTGGTAGTTCTTGTGCATTCGACTATACGTGAGGTGGTTTAATCCTTTCCACCAGTTTGGTCCAAATATAAAAGGAGGGATAGTTTCAAGACTGCTGGGCGAAAGCCTGACTAGCAAAGTAATCCAGCAGTCCTATTCTTTTTGGCAGCAAGCAATTTTAAACAATATGGAAAACGAGAAAGTAATTTTTGATTTATGGTGTGTGGTCGAGCTCTTCGGCCATAGCAAGATCGCCGGTCGATGTACTGAGCAAAGTGTGGCCGGAAAGAATATGCTAAGAGTTGACGTTCCGGAGACGAATGACAATCCATCGTACACACGACTTTTTAATCACGATGCAATCTATGCGATCAACCCGGTTACAGAGGAAGTGGCAAAATTCGTTGCTATCCAACTTAACGGAAAGCCTATCGACAGTTGGGATATCCGGAAGTTTCAGGAGAAGCTCCTTTCTCATTCGAACACTCCCAATTCAGCAAATGATGACGATTTACCTTATTAAGCTATGAATACAATAGAGATCACAAAAATAAAAATAAAAAATAGCCTCGCTGACGTATGGTACGACGAAATCTATGAGGACAACAATCGTGAGGGTAAGTATGTAAACGGCGCCTATCTGATCCATAAAGATTTTCAGAATGCGATTGATGCATTCAAACCTCATTTTGCTAAACTCCTCGATCTGCGTGAAGGTGATATCATCAAAAAGAAAATTGAAGATTATCACGAGGAGGCATTTGCCAACCTGGTGATATCAGGCATAACTTTCGGAGGCGTCGGTGATGACTTCGGCGTATGTATTGTCGGAACCAAAACAATCCGCGGTGGAAAAGTTATACCTCAAAATACGCCGTTTGAAAAGGTATTTGATGATAACAGCGACTACAAATTCAGAGATCATCTCAATGACTGTATTCTCCGCGCTAAATATGAAGCTGAAGAATATATAATCAACAAGAAGCACAGGATCGGCCAGATGTCTATCGACTATCAGGGACAAGCTGAGGACATGGAGTAATCATTTACCTGTAAAATCATAAAACAATGCAAATCACTGAACAAGGTAAATCTTTCAAGATCACTTTCAAGTATGATCCCAAGATGGTTGAAAACATTAAAAAGTTTCTCCCGGAAAGGAAATATGACCCAATTGACAAAAGCTGGATAGTTCCAGTTCTCTATAGATCTCAAGTGGAAATCTTTGGTAAAGCTTTTGGCTTCCGTTTTGGCGATGAGGAGGATGAGGAAATTCTTACACTTCCACCAATGCCTGAACTGACTATTGATATACCGTTAAAGATGAATCTATTCCCATATCAAAAAACTGGGGTAGCCTATAACATCTCAAGGAACGGATCGATCGTCGGAGATCTTCCTGGTCTGGGAAAAACTTGTCAAGCGATCGCAACTGTAGTAGCTAGAAATACCTTTCCTTGTTTGGTGGTTTGTCCTTCTTCCTTAAAGATCAACTGGCAACGCGAATGGCAGATGTGGACCAACAAGAAAGCTTTGATCTTGGATGATCGTATAAAGCATACATGGGACCAATATTTTCACGCCGGTATGACCGATGTTTTTATTGTGAACTACGAAAGCCTTAAGAAGTTTTTTGTAGCCAAGATCGATAACCCTGGAGTCAATGGTAAAACAGGCAAGAAGAATCCATTGCGGTTGAACCATATCCATTTCTCGAAAAAGAAAGAACTGTTTAAGGCCTTGATCGTGGATGAGGCACATCGAGTAAAGGAAATTACAACCCAGCAGACAAAATTTGTTAAAGGGATATCTACCACTGTAGAGCTAAAGCTTCTATTAACCGGTACGCCGATCGTAAACAAACCAAAAGATATGATATCGCTTTTGGGCATTATTGATCAGCTTCCAAATTTCGGAGGTTATCAAGGCTTCATCAAAAGGTATTGCAATGGACCTAATCAGGCAAGTAACCTGAGGGAGCTTGGGTATAAGCTAAAGTTGAATTGCTTTTACCAACGCAGTAAAAAAGAGGTGCTTGAAGATCTTCCGGACAAAACCCGTCAAGTAGTGCTTTGCGATATCACCAATCAAAATGAATATAAGGCTGCAGAACGTGATCTGATCAACTATCTGAAAAAATATAAAGATGCAGATGCGGAGAAGATCGATAGAGCGGTTCGTGGCGAGATCATGGTTAAAATTGGAATTCTCCGTAATATTTCCGCTCGAGGAAAACTAAAAGATGTATTTGATTATGTAGACGACTTCTTGGAAACTGGAGAAAAACTGATCCTTTTCGCACATCTTAAGGAAATTATTACAGCGGTTAAAGAACGATATCCGAACTGTGTATCGGTCACTGGTTCTGATAAAGCTGAGGCCCGTCAAAACGCTGTGGATAGCTTTCAGAATAATCCTGAAGTAAAATTGATCGTTTGCTCCTTGATGGCCGCTGGTGTTGGCTTGACTTTGACGGCATCCAGTACCGTTGGTTTTATTGAGTTCCCATGGACAGCTGCACTTTGTGATCAAGCTGAGGATAGAGCGCACCGTATTGGCGCACAGTTTAATGTTAGCTGTATATACTTCCAAGGCAGAAAAACGATAGATGAGAAGATCTATTCCATTATCCAACATAAAAGAAATATATCTACAACTGTAACGGGTACCGATGATCAGATCGAAGAGAGTACAGTGGATAATATCATTAACCTATTCAATCAACCGGCTTATGAAACAAATGAGTCTTAAAATCGGAAAACGCAGCACAGGAAAGAAAAAACTTTCCCTGGAGCATAGAAAAATGTTGGCCAAAGCTGAATTGAAAAAGCTTGAAAAAGAAGAGGAGAAACTGGCCAAAGATCGCAAACGATATTATCTCCATAGCAAAGCTCGTCAATTTGGTTTGATGGTATTTGCAACACGGAGACAAATATTGGTCACAGAGGATCTCTCTGAAAAGCAGGCTTACTACTGTCAAAAACTGATGCAGTTCGGATACAATATACAGGAAGCAATATCATGATCAAATCGAAAGAGAAAAACACGAAACCTAAATATTCAGACTTCGGACTGGATGATGTGAAGCGAAACAAAGATAAAGGGAGTGTGGGAACGTATTTCTGTGCCTTTGACGGATGGGATGAAAATTTCGGTGCTCCTGGCCACAACGTTTCTTCGGGCTTCAGCTTTTGCTTTTCCAATTTCTGTATCTGTCCGGATTGCGTGGGTAAATCATTTCTTCCGGAGAATGAAAGTCGCTGGTATGTGGACGATTGCTTTAAGTGCAAAAAGAAAGATGTCACATGCTATCATGATACAGGTGCCGGTGATATCGCCACGATCTGCGAGAGCTGTATGCAATGGGCAGCTGAAGTATTGAAAATTGAAACAAACAAAAAATCATATAATATGGCAAGAAGAAAAATAACAGATCCTGATGGGGCTTTAAAAGAAGCTGTATCCATAAATCAGGGGGACGCGGTTAGGATTCTAACTGGAAAACGGAAAAATAGTACTGGACTAATAAAAGAGATCCGTGAAGATGGGACCATATTCGTTGACATGGATGAAGTTGAAGACAGTGTTTCTTCTCACACCCACATGTGTAAGTCCAAGGATGTCGAAGTGATCGCTGATCCTAGAAGTAGTTTGAAAATAGGTGACACAGTTAAAATACTGAGAGGATCTCATAAAGGTGAATTTGGGACTATCACGGAAAATTACATTCCGGGAATGACTCAAATTGAAGTGGAGACAAATGGGAACAAAGAGAAAGTGTCAATATTCAATAATTGGATGTTACCCGTGTCGCAATTGGGCATAGCTATAGAGGAACTGTTGAGGGAGAAACCAAAAGATGAACATCAGGGTATTAAACTTTTACATATTCCTTTACTTCAGATTTCGGAGGACCCCAACCAGCCGCGTAAAACTTTCGACGATAAGGCTGTTCATGAATTAGCTGAGTCAATCAAAGAACAAGGGGTACTCCAGCCAATATTGGTTCGTCCTGATGCGGATGGTTATATGATCGTTTGCGGCGAGAGAAGATACCGTGCTTCTATAATTGCAGGTTTAGAAACTATTCCCGCTACTGTCCGGAATTTGACTGACAAGGAGGCCTTGGAAATTCAGATCACGGAAAACCTACAACGCAAGGATGTGGATCCGTTGGAAGAAGCAGCTTCTTTTCTGATAATGGCTGAAAAAATGGGATATCAAAATGCTGATATCGCTTCAAAAATCGGCAAGGATGAAAAATTTGTTATCCGGAGACTAAAACTGAATGGTCTTGTTGACGACCTAAAGGATTGGATGCGCAAAGGAGTTCTACCGGTGGGGCATGCAGAGAGATTAGCCACTCTCGAGGCAGTAATTCAGCAAGAATGGTATAGAGAAAGAACAAGGTGGTCAGACGACGTTCCTCGTTATAAAGAACTAGTCTCCTGGATAGAACATAACGTCCAAAAGAAACTGGCGAACGCCAATTTCGACCTCGATGCGGAAAACATTGTAGAAGGAATACCGGCGTGTAATAAATGCACGTCAAACTCTGCTGTCTACAGTTTATTCGGAGAGACTGAGATTGCTATCTGCTCCGACAGACAATGTTATACCAGAAAGGCGGAGGTAACTTATAATAGTTTGTTGGAAGAAGCTTTGGCTGATCCAAAAGTATTTTTTGTCAATGATGCCTATTCGGATAACGAACGGGTAAAATCATTGAGGAAAGATGGCCATGTAGTTTATGATCGGTATGAGATGACTTTATTAGAAGATAAACCTCTGCTTCCACAGTTGCCGAATTTAAATAGAAACGATTATGACTCGGATGAAGAATTTAGAGAGAATCTTGATGAAGCAAATATCGAATATGAAGAAGATCTGCAAGACTACGAGCACAATCTTAGTCTATATAATGAGTCATTATCAAAAGCAACAAAAGCGTTCGATCTGAGCTCAGGGAAGTTCGTCCTAGTAAAAAGCATACGTGTCAAAAGTAAAGATTCCAAAATTGGAGATAGTCGAAACAGCATAGCTGCTCGTGATTTAATTATTGACCTAGAGAATAAGAAAAAACGAGGGCTTGAGCTTGATCAGGAAAAGATCATGAAGAAGATTTTGGAGCATATGTCGGAGAATGTTCCCGATACTGATCTCTCTCCGGAAGAGCTTAAATGTATCTCTGTCGATTATCTAAGCAAAATAGGCTACGGTCAGACAGCTGAAAGCATCAAAAAGAAATTTGGCATTGACAAGTTCTATAGCTATTCAAACGGTAAGGAGTACTTGGATAGTCTTGATTCAGTAGGTAGTGGTGAGGTTGCGAAAATGGTTCGTATTTCTCTGCTCAGCAATCATTCGCAGATTGAACCTAAAAGTATCAACGGAGCGATCGTATTCCATCTTGCAAAATCGTGGTGCCCGGATATTCTCAAAACGATTGAGTTGGAACAAGAGGAGGCCAAGATCAAACGTGAAGCTCGCATAGATGCTCAAATTAAGGAATTGGAGAAAGAATTAGCAAACTAAACAATTACCGTCATGAAAAAGACAAAAGATTACGATCAGTTCTCTACAGTTGCTAGCAATAGGGAAGTTGACAATAAGCATGTTAAGCATCTGATTAAGGCTATTAGAAAGAAAAACCTATTGCATCTTAATCCGATCTTAGTAGATACTAATTTGAATGTCATCGATGGACAACATCGTCTTGAAGCTGCTAGAGCAATGGAAGTTGACATTTATTATATGGTAGATTCTTCCATCAGTAAATCGGATATAGCTGATCTAAACTCCAACAAAAAGAACTGGTCGGTAATGGACTATATAAATTATTATACGGTCGAAAAGAAACCGGGATTCGGAGTTCTTTCAAAATTCATCGCTAACCATCCGGCGATACCTGTGTCCGCTGTTATATCCCTACTGAATCCGTTTGGAATAAGAGATTCCGAAAACCTCAAAAAAGGATATGTCGATGTAAGTAACGAAGCCAAGGCGAATGAGATCGCTGGATTACTTAAATGGCTTAGGAACCATTATGATGGAGCCTATAATGGCTCTGTGATAAAAGTAATAAGAGAAATGTACGAACATCCGGACTTTAAAGTGGAGCTCTTTGAAAAGAAAATTTTGGACCAGCCTCGTAGTCTGGTAAAATGTGTGGGATTTAAGCAGTACAAAGAGATGTTCCTTGAAATCTATAATTATAAACTTTCAAAAAACAAGGTGGAGTTATGAACGAGCTATATTATGGAAGAATATATGAATTCAGGCCGTTCAGGAGATCTAAGCATGAACTTCACAACCATCATCAGCGGAGATTGCTGCTTGAGCTGTTCGTGGAGCAGGTAACGTTTATCGGCATGTATCAGGATAACGCCTTGATCATTGACGGCCAAGGCAGAAAGAGATTGTGTAACCCAAATGATTTAAAAGAACAGCAAGGAGAATAGAATGGCAGGTTATGAAGGTAACGGATATGTTTTGTCAAGATTGTGGTTTGACTTCTGCTTCGAAAATATGGCATTAGTTAATCCTAATCACTCAGCGATGTTCATGTGGTTTGTGGAGCTCAATAATCGTTTGGGATGGGTGGATAAGTTCGCTTCTCCAGCAACCCAAACGATGGCAGCCATAGGTATGAAATCTTATAATACCTATAAAAAAACATTCGATGATTTGGTGAATTGGGGATTCGTAAAATTGATAAAAGCTTCAAAAAATCAGTGGACAGCTTCAATAATTGCCCTATCAAAAAATGATAAGGCACGTAATAAAGCACTTGACAAAGCACTTACGATGCACTTGACAAAGCAGAGTGAAAGCACTTGCAAAAGCACAGATAGTATAAATAAACCAATAAACAAACAAACCAATAAACCAATAAACAATACTGTTGGTGAAAAAAGATTTTCACCACCATCACATGAACAGTTGATTTCTTATTTCACAGAAAAAAAATTGAAGCACTGGGATGAGAATCGATGTATTTCGGAAGCAGTTCGATTTTTTGATTTCTATGATTCAAAAAATTGGATGGTAGGAAAAAACAAAATGACGAAATGGAAGGCCGCCGTTTCGGGGTGGATAAATCGGTCAGTTGATAACAACGGAAAAAATGGAGGGAAGAATGGAAACAACGTTACGACAGGTCTTGGACCAGGAGGGGTCGAACCTGCAAGGAATATTGACACCTATGGAAAATTATAATCATATCACGCTGACTGAAGCTGAGACTTCCGAAGCGTTACGTTTGGCCCGTAAAGCCAAAGACCAGAAGCTGAGGAATGACCCATACTTTGCGAAAGTCAAGGAACCGGCTCACTACAAACAGCTGTCTTATGATGATCTAAAGGCTCAGGTATTGACATTTTTCCTCAATACTGTAGGAGAGGAGTTTGAAGAGGATGATGAAAATAGGGAAGTACTCGACCAGTTGCTATTGTATTTCACTGGAGATCCACTGTTTGAGTCAAAGTATGGATTGTCGCTTAAGAAAGGAATTCTGTTAATGGGGCCGATAGGTTGTGGTAAAACCAGTCTTATGCGAGCCATATCGCACAACGCAACGAATCCCTTTGCGATCAAACGCTGTGATGATATCGCTGGCCAGTTTCAAAAGTATGGCCAAGAAGTAATCACGGGCAATATTCAACCAATTATTGCTTATCCGGACAGAAATTTCGGACACAAGTTTATCGGTTGTTGCTTCGATGATTTGGGCACTGAGGATATCAGCAAGAATTTTGGCAATGCTGCCAATGTGATGGAGAAAATCATCAATGGCCGTTATGTGAATGATACTTTGAAGGCAAAAACCCATATCACGGCCAATCTTACCGCAGATCAGATCGAGGGCTTCTATGGAACACGTGTGAGATCGCGATTGCGCGAGATGTGTAACGTAATTTCTTATTCACCAAAAGCTAAAGACAGGAGAGGATAATGGCTAGTAAACAACACACTTATACAGCTATTGAGGTAGAGTATCTCAAAGCAAACCATAAGATAAAAACGATCCAGCAGCTTGCTGACCACTTGGGTCTTGGTTACAATTCCGTGAGAGGAAAGCTCCAATCTTTGGGGATTAAAGCATGCGCAGCGCTAACAAAGAAACTGAGCAAAAAGGACAAAAAGGTAGCAAGCCGTCCGAGCAAGTATGATGCATTGCACCAGATGCAGAATTACAAGCCTACAAAGCCGGTAAAGGATACAACGACGGGTAAGATCCCACTTAAGATCAGCGATAAACTAACGATTTACATTCGTCCGGATCAGGATCCTGAAGCGATCAAAGCAAAATATAGATAGTGGCAAAGAATAGTTCATTAACAAATTCAGATCTAGAAAAAATGGGATTGGTCGAAGTTGCTCCAAACGTGTTTAAACGAGTCGGAAATGCTGAAAAACGGGAGAAAATTTCCGGTACCCGGCATAAAATTTCCAAAAAGCGCAATAAAGTTGAAAGCAGTCGTGAAAAGATTGATCTATTCATCGAAAGCATCAAGCAGGAACTGGGACTCTTTGTTGTTCCGGAACTGCAGTTTCACGATGAGCGAAAATGGAGATTTGACTATGCCATTCCTGATCATAAGATCGCGATCGAAGTGGAGGGAGGAATTTGGATGAAGGGCGGGGGAGCTCATTCTCGTCCAAAGAACATTCTTCGCGATATGGAAAAATACAATGAAGCCACTGCTCTGGGCTGGAGATTGATTCGAGTCACTCCTCAGCAGCTGAACAAAAGATACACCATAAATCAGATCAAAAAATTATTAAAGTTTAAAACCATATAAAATGCAGTATAGTCCAAAATTAAAACGAGTTATGCAGGAGATCAAGGATATCCTATCTCGAGAAGACATTGCCGGTATTATCATGATTCATGAGCCTGGTTTTTCTGAATATCTAATGAAACTGGATCCGACTTATTCGTGTGCCAAGATTACTCAAGAGGGGATACGCTTGAAAGCAAAGAAGGAAGACCACAAACTGAATCCGAATCAGCAGAAGATACTTGTGGAAAATACTTTCAACATGATTCATAGTTTCAATGCGATATCTTGCCATATCGTACCGCCACTAATGGATACTGAGGATCTGCTAAAATCTAAATTCAAAATAGACATCTCCGGAAGTGGTTTTTCTGACCATTCCACACAAAACAACTAAGCCATGGAACATATCAAAATTACGTCATCGCCAGTCCAAAGGACTTGGGAACTGGACTTCGATTATATTCCAAATACGAAAGAACAGTTCCTTTCGACAATACAAAATGCCCCTGACGAAATACTTCAGGGGTTTGGATTCTGCAAATGGGATACATACAATACAATTGCTCGAGATAACCAAAAGAAGCCAGTTGAGCAAATGGTCAACATGAAATCTATTGGTGGCCCTGATATCTCTATCAATGTGGGACGTGGTAATTCTCCCACTGAAGAACTTGAGGTAGATATGCAGCTTTGGTTGATCCCTGGTGAATGGTACAATGTCATTCCTGAAGGATTCGAATTGACCACCATAACCGGCGAAAAGCATCTTTTCCAAAGGAACCGGACAGACAATGATACAAGGTTCGGTTGTCTTGCTTTTGGTATTCTTAGATCAATAATTAAATAGATTTTGTTATGGTCGAGAACAAAGTATATCACGCTATTATCCTTCGATTGGAGGAATTGGAACATAAGGGAGCTTACAAAGGTAATGCACATCATTTAGCTCAGGATCTTTCCAAGATGGTTGCGATTGAACTTTTGTCGAGTCAGCAAAGGAAGATTTACGACGAATTGGATAAGACACCATTTTGCGCTGTAGATGCAAAATACCTTTCGGATGCAACTGGGTTAAATTCAAAGAATATAGCAAGTCAGATCAAGCAAATTCAATCAAAATCGAATCTTATTGGGATAATTAAAGCAGGGAAGAATTGCAAGTATTATCAATTATAACGAATCAAAAATCTAATAACTTTTAATATGACAGACTTACAAAAAAAACTTAAGGATCGTTGGATAGAGAATGGTTATCCAGTAGAGAAAATTCAAGAGGTATTCAAGTTTATGGAAGATATAAATGAGAATGATCATTCTAACAAATGGGTAGTGGTTCCCAGTATGCATTTTCTGACCTGTGTAAGCGACTTAACCCATAGTTCGCTAAAGTATAGCTTCGAAGAGAAAACAGCTCAAGCAAACCTTGAGTACGATATCGAGTCTGACGTAACATTCGCCTTTTATGAAAAGGAAGGAGTACTGGCATGGGAGAGATAGTGAAAGTAGTTTCGATTAGACAACCTTGGGCGAGCTTTATCGCCCATGGTATAAAGGACATCGAAAACAGATCCTGGAGGACAAATTATCGCGGGCCGATCCTAATCCACTCTTGCGGGCCAACGAAGTTTAATGTTCAGCTCACCGATCCACAGATGAAAGCAGTATTGCCTATAATCAAGGATATTTTCGTTGACGGAGTAAGTGGCAAAATCAATAATGCTATTCCTTTTGGAGCAATAATCGGTAAGGTCGATATCGTCGATTGTGTTATCAATCACCCAAGCATTTGGGCTGAGAAGGTGGCGGTTGACATTTGCCCGGATACCGGATTGTCAATTATCCGTAAAGGACAAAAACCAATTTGGAATTGGGTACTCGAAAATGCTGAGCTCTTTGACGAGCCCATTCTCAACGTCAAGGGCAAACTGTCTCTATGGGATTTTCAATTAAACACATAAGCCATGGTAGATCACAAAGTTTTTAAGGTTGCACAGATCAGGGATCTGCTCAATCAGGTAAATGACGAGACAATAACTTTCAGTCGATTTGTAGAGATCCTAAATGAACAGGCGAATAAAGTATTTGTCAAAGCGGAGCTAATCCTAACGCTGGAAAGTAAAAATGATTGGATCAATAAAGTACCTCGTCGCCTCCCAGATAAAAACCGACACAAAGAGAACTTTCTTTGGATCGATAAAAACGGATGTGTATTCGAACTGGGAGAGGACTTCGCAGCAGCCGAACGGATGGGGACATTTCCCTGTAAGGTTTATCGCACAATAACAGTATCACAATTTGAAAATAGAAAGGAGGGAAATAATGTTTAATGCAAAATTCAAGAAAAAGCTAACGAAGTTCTTCGAGCCATTCATGAAGATCGATGCTAACAAGAGAAAAATGCAGGAATTATCGAATGGTTTTGAGAGTGAAGATGATTTTCAGAGAAACGTTCCAGTTGACCGGATGGACAAAATAATAGAAGTTCTCAAGGATACAATAGAAGTAAAAAAAGGGATTGAGTACAAAACCATCAAGGAAGAGGAAGCAATTCACACATTGGAAGAGCTCAAACGATTCAGAACTCTTCCTAAAGAATTGAAATCTCCCCAGGGATATCGGATCATTCCCTTGCTCCACTTAGATATCTTTAAACTTGGTGGCTGGGGAATCTGTGATGCCTGTAACAAGGATCAGATCGTCTTCATGTATATCGGCGTGCTCAATAGTGCGTATTGTCAAGCGTGTTATGAGGAATGGATCACCATCGCTAAATATTATCCTCAGGATATCCATGTCGAAACCAGAAACATTGAAAGAACATTAAAAGTAATCACCGATGAAAATAATTGATGAAAGACATCTATTTGATGTGAAAATTGGCGATGCACAATTCTATGTGTTAGCCCTAACCATTGTAGCAGCAATGAATGCAGTGGGTGAAGTATATTTGGATCCATTGGCAGAGGAGGAGTCCATTGAGTTTACAGCACAACTGGTTCCAGAGGAAGAAGTGGATAAGATAACATTTATGGATTGTGATCATAGAGAAGAAAAATATCTGTATCGCCGGATTATTGATTACGTTAAAAGTGATATCCAAGTCAGTGATAATCCGAACATCCTGACATCTACTGAATGGTAATGTTCTCAAAAACAGGATATAATTCCGCGTACAATATACATTCTGTTGACAAGCGGTCATTTCTGAGATAGATTTGACCGTATGTTATTCAAACCACCAGCTATTCATAGACGAGGTCTTGATATCGCAAATAACCTAGAAGATCCAGCATTCACATCTAATATCAGAGTATTTTTCGAAGTAGGCCGTATTGGTCACTATTTGACTCTCTTTTCTGATGGGGTGAACTGGCACATTGATTCGGAAGCCAGTATTAGTATTGTATATGGAAGCAAGTTGATTGATTTTATAAGAGATACTTAGTCATCTTGTGTCGGTCAGGAAATAAATTGCAAATTATAACCATCTGTATCATAGTATTATATGTGACATGACAAAAAAAACAGCGACATGAGAAAAATCAATCGTAAAAAACGATATAAAGCCATCTATTGCAGATGGTTTTTTTAATGTTTAGTTTTGGGACAACCTATATAATAATTTATGAACGATATCTTAAAGTCCATCAATCTTAGATTGAGAAATCCATTCATCTTATCATTTAGTATATCATGGATTTTTTTGAACTGGCGCATTGTTGTTGGTTTGCTTTGGTACAATTCTACTACTATAGAAAAATTGGGATACAAAAATTATTATGATTTAATCAATGCTAATTTGGACGCTGCCAGTTTCCAAATACCTCTATTCGTAGCAATGATGTATCCAATATTAATGTGGGGCATACGTTTGTTTCAAACATTTATAGAGAAGTATGAGGTTAAGTCAATTAAGCGTGTGTCTAAAGATGGCTATATAAAAACAGAAAGGTATCTTAAACTGACTGAAAAATATGATGAAAGTGTCGGTAGGCTGTCGGATTTAATAAATTCTGAGGCTGTCATTCAAAACGAAAACACCTCTCTAAAGGAGAAAAACATAGAATTAAAAAGCTCTTTAGATGCTTCTTCTAAAAGCCGGGGTGAGATTGAGAGTGAAATGAAGGCCCTGAAAATAAAGTCAAGTTTAAAAATTTTCAACAGCGAATGGGAAGTAACCATCCGTGATAAATTTAGCAAAGACGAATTTATCAATACAATGATTATCAATGACGGAAAATTTGCTTGGGTAAATCCTTATGATGACGAACGCGTAAAAATGTTCGAAATAATTTATTACGTATTCAACATAGAAACATCCACTTGTACTCTTATTCTAAACGTTTTAAACAATGTTTTTTCCACAAAAATAATTACCTTAAATTTTCTAAAATGGGAAGATGAAAGTAGGAGGCTTGTAAGTTATGTTCCAGAAGATTCTCAAATTTCTGATTCATTTGAATTGACAATGGTTAGACGAATCCATACACCATAAACAGTTTTTTTCTTTTGCAATTCAATATTTCGTACTATTTGCAGTATGCAGACTGACGAAATTAAAACGATACAAAACAAGGTCATTGGTTTGACAAGCGTCAGATGGAATGACCTTGCTACTTTAAGGACTCCCGATCTTAAAGTAGCTTCAGACGAAGGTTTCCAACGTCTAAAAAATTCAATCCTTGATGATGGCTTTATCAAACCGATATACATTTGGGAAGATGGGCCATTTCAATACTGTCTTGATGGTGAGCTGCGGTTGAAAGCTCTACAATCTCTCCTGGTCGATGGTTATTTAGTTCCGGAAAGTCATCCAGCGTTATTGATCGACTGTAATGACAAGAAGGAAGCAGCTAAGTTCACATTGATCTATTCAGCCATTTATGCAAAACTCCAGCAGAAAGGACTGTTTGATTTTATCACTGAGTTTGATCTCAACTTTAAAGAGCTGAAAGAAACCATTCTGTTGCCTGATTTCTCGGAAGAGCGCTTTATGCAGACTTATGATATCGAAGGCATAGTGGATTCCGAAGAAGATGAGGTTTTTGTTGAGGAGGAAGAAATTGTCGTGCAGCCTGGAGATCTCTTCCAGATCGGTGAACATGTAATTGCATGTGGTGATTTTCAAGACAAAGAGCTGATCAATGCACTTTTCGAAAACGGGACGATAAAAGGTCGGATCCTAACCTGTGATCCCCCATACAATTTGCCCACGAATTTCTTTTCTGACCAGGGACACGCTGATTTTGCTATGGCAGCTGGTGAAATGTCGGATACAGAGTTTGCAGAATTTCTTCAGTCATTAATGCAAGTTGCAAAGGAAAATACTGTTGATGGTGCGATCCACTTTATTTTTATGGACTTCAGGCATAGCTGGCACATGTGTGAGGCTGCTCGCAATGTCTACGGATCACCCATACCTAAACAGGTCTGTATATGGAATAAGGACAACTTTGGTAATGGTTCTTTCTATCGAGCCAAACATGAATTATGTTTTGCCTTTCATTCCGGTACCGCTGCGCATTATTGGGAGAAAGATATGCTTGATCATACTGGCTTCTATAAAGATGATCATAAGATGGTTTATATTTTCAAGAATGGCGATAAAGCAAAACATGTCTCACACCTAGAGCTGAAGGACCGGATCCGGACTAATGTTTGGAGTTACCCATCGGCCACCAGTTCCAAAAATCCCGATCGTAAAGAGTTGGAGAATCATCCAACACCAAAGCCAGTGATTATGATCGCGGATTCCATTCTTGATACAACACTTCCTGGAGAGGTAGTAATTGATTTTTGTCTTGGATCAGGGACGACATTGATTGCCTGTGAAGCAACTGACAGGAGATGCCGGGCCACAGATATAGCTCCAAAATATATCCAGTCTGCAATAATTCGCTATTTCAACTATTGCAAGAAACGTGGAATTGTTGGTACATTTAAGCATTTGAATGGGAACCTAACAATAAACGATTTCGATTATGAGCGAACTATCATCTAACGAAAAGCTACAGATCATGAATGATACAAAGCAACTGATTCTGGATTATTTAGTTGAACAAGCTGAAATCAATGCAACAGCATTAAAGTCTTACGAAAACGACACGCTAGACAAATATGATCCCGAGATCAAAAAGATGAGAGAAACGGAAGCGATTAAACTTCGCGACCGGATCTACGAACTCAATAGGCATATTGCCGTCATTAAGCGAATGTAATGGCTAAAACGCAGGAAAAGACTCCAAAATATGAAATTGAAAGACGAATCAGGAACGTTCAGGAATGGATCATGGACGATTATCCCTATGGAGATATCGTCCGTTCAATCGTAAATAAATGGGGACTTTCCGAGCGTCAGGCACAGCGTTACATTAAAACCGCATATGATGAATTCAAGGATAAAGAAGAACTGTCCATTGAGGCAAAAAAGGCCTATTACATCAAAAGGAAGAAGAAGCTTATTCGTGATATGGATCCACGAGTCAAAACCACAGCCTCCGGAGCCCGTGCTATAAACAAAATCCTTGATTCAATGGCCGAGCTCGAAGGTATTAAAATAAATAAGGTACAGTTAACAGGAAAGGATGGAGAGCCATTGATACCTGAGGTTGGAGTCCTACCAGCGGTAGTAATCTTACCAAATAACGGGAGGGATATTGATGATCGAGATACCAAAGGCTAACCAAATAATCAAGCCACAACCCGGATTTCAAACGAAATTCTTATCTTCTCCTGCCGATATCCTGATCGGAGGTGGATCTGCGGGTGGAGGGAAAACCTATGCTGAATTGCTTGAGGGGGTTCGGCATACTAGCAATAGCAAGTTCTCAGCAATGATGTTCCGCCGAACAATTCCTCAGATCAAGAACCCGGGCGGGCTTTGGGATACAGCAAAGGGTATTTATCCACTTTTAGGCGCCAAAGGTAATTCAAATGAACATACTTGGCATTTTCCATCCGGTGCAAAAGTTAAATTTTCCCACCTGCAGCATGAGCACAATATATATGATCATCAAGGTGCCCAGTATCCATTGATCATCTATGATGAGCTGACACACTTTTCTTGGAAAATGTTTACATACATGTTATCTCGTAATCGATCCGCCTGTGGTGTGAGACCATATATTCGCGCGACTTGCAATCCAGATCCTGACAGCTGGGTTGCAGATTTTATTGAATGGTGGATTGATCAAGAAAGCGGATTTCCTATTGCAGAAAGATCGGGGATACTTCGTTATATGACCTCAGTCGGTGATGTACTGGTTTGGGGGGATAGCAAACAGGAAGTGATAGAAAAAGTACCAGCTGATTATTGGGATCGCTTTCCTTCAGATGTAAAACGAACAGACCTTATTAAATCGGTAACGTTTATTCCAGGATCAGTATATGAAAATAAGGAATTGTTAAAGAATGACCCCGGTTACCTCGGAAACCTAATGGCTCTGCCTGCTGATGAACAAGCCAAACTACTAGATGGAAACTGGAAGATCAGGACTGATGGTAAAGCTTTGTTTAACTATGATGCTATTAAATCGTTGTTCAGTAATTTTGTTACTGATACAAAATTCAGATGTATCACCTGCGATGCTGCACGGTTTGGCCGTGACTTCACTGTGATCTTTGTGTGGGAAGGATGGAAGGTTGTCCGGATAATTGTCATGATGTCAACAGATGAGCAGGACATTGTTAATGCTATTGAATCTCAGCGCAAACAATTTGGTATCCCAAAACATAAAGTGCTTATCGATCAAGATGGAGTTGGCGGAGGAGCCGTAGGAGTCGGAGGTTACAAGGGATTTCAGGGGGGGACACCAGCTGTCATTGATCCGGAGACAGGAATTAAGGAATTTTACGCAAATCTCAAAACTCAATGCTACTATCGTTCAGCGGAACTGGTGAATGTTGGTCTGGTTCAAGTCGTTGCTACCAATGAAACGGTGATCATTGTGGATAGGAGTGGGCGGGAACACCGATCGATGAAGTTTAAACACAAAGGAAAGGAAGTTACAATCGTTATGTACATCGAACAGGATCTGCGAGCTATCAAAAAAAAGGATAAAGACTCTGAAGGCAAGAAGCGTATCAATGATAAGATAGAACAAAAAGCAATTCTCTTTGGGAGATCGCCTGACTTTGGCGATAACTTCTGTATGCGAGCTTGGTTTGAGCTAAACTCCATTTCAGATGATTATGGTGTCACTAGGAGAAATTAAAGAACCGAAAAAACTTTTTTTGAAAAAAACTAAATTTTGTTTTTACTTTGAATAGTTGCCAGGGGACGGCATGACGAAAATTTTGAACTTTAATTTTTTAGTTATGTTATTAGAATGTCCCCCTCCAGCAGTTTTAGCGAATATCCCTGCAACAAACTGTCCAATCAAATTTGACCAGATCCAAAAGATCGCTTTTGGTCGAAAAACTACAGATGCCCGTTTTGATACTGAAACCGAAATGATTACCCAGGCAGCATGGACTCCATTGCTCACAGCCGTTGACGCTTCAAAAATTGTCATTAGTCCTTACTTTACCGGTCTGACCATTCCTGTAGGCGAGCCAATTAAAACTGGCGGAAATGACAATACCACCATCAATGGTATTTCCGAGTTACAAGGTGGCCCATCTGTTGTAGTTCCTTTGATCTTCAAAAACATTTCCGCAGAAACTGCTCGCGGCTTGCGTGCTCTTTGCTCCGAAACACAATTACAACCTGGAGAGACAAATCTCGTAGGTTATTTCTTCGCTCGGGACAACAACATTATTTATGATGCTCGTGATAATAAGATAGAGGGATTTGAAATTTTTAACCTATTTGTACCTGACGTTGCTTCGGAAGGTTTTAACGCTAACAACACATACAATTGCTCTTTTGAGCTAAAGTTCGGTTGGTCCGAATTCTTCAAGATGGTAAAAGCCAACTTCAACATCACTAAACTGTAAGATCATGAGCGGACTAACAAAGGTTGAGTTAGTCTCAGATGTTTTGGGAAAGCGTGCTTTCGCAATTGAGCACGCTCAAAACATCCTTGACTACGAAAAGGAAAAAGGATTAAAGAATTGGCAATTATCTCCCGGAAACGGATTCGAACTGGACAATGGCATTATCAAACGAGCAAGTAAAAGAGCTGATAAAGGCTCCAAAGAACGGACTGAAACTTCAGAAAGCGATCCATCACGAGCTGAGGCTTAGTTTCCATAGTACCATTGTTGATAAAAAAGACGATGCAAATGGATATCTAAAAGACTTCATGCTTTGGGTTAAATCTATAGTGACAGCTACGGATAAATATGCCCAATTTGAAAAGCTTCTTACTTTTCCTGTTGCCACGAATGCCTTGATCGATGAGATTTCAGATGAATATGTAAAGGTATTTGATGCTCAGAACAGTTTGATGGATTATACTTTTACCGACTCAAAGTATAAAGAGCTGTTCGATGAGTTTCTTCAGCAAAACAATGATGAGCACTTTTGGAAGAGGGATGTGTTTGGTGCTATTTTCTCTGCAATCAATAGTATTGTCGTTGTGGATCTACCACAGATACAGACTACTGACTATCCGGTACCATATTATTATTTATTGCCTATTGATCAGGTTATCGACTTGGACTACGATTCGATAAACAAGCGATTGAATTATGTAATTTTCCACTCAAAGGGAAATATTGCTGCTTTTGATAATCTGTCCTATCGTCTTTTTCAGACAGGAGCTAATGGTGAGTTTATTCAGATTGTCAATGAACCACACGATTTAGGTTATTGTCCGGCTAACTTCATGTGGCGCGACAATATTGATCCAAATGATTTCTACAACAAACAGAGTCCGCTTAGTTCCCAGCTTGGCGACCTAGATTGGTACCTGTTCTATTCAACAATTAAGAAGAGTCTTGATCTCTATGCGAGTTATCCGATTTACTGGGCATATGAAGGAAAATGTAATTATCGGAATCCTCAGGGAGCGGAATGTGAAGGTGGTTTTACGCACTATACAGACGGCGAAGGAAATTCAAAACCAGTAGCGTGTCCATCATGCGAAGCTAAAAAACTTGTTGGCCCAGGATCATTGTTAAGCGTACCGATTCCGAGAAACTCTAATGAACCAGATCTTCGCGAGCCGGTAGGTGTTGTTTCTGTGGATTCCGGATCTCTGCAATACAATGTCGATGAGCTTGAACGCTTGGAGAACGATATCAAACAAAAGGCCACCGGTAAAATCGACAGTAAGCTCTTGAGCAAAGAGGCTCTGAATGAAGATCAAGTGCGATCGCAGTTTGAAAGCCAAACCAACATTTTGAGATACATCGCTTCAAACTTAGATGCTATCCGATCCTGGACAATGGACACCGTTGGAAAGTTGATGTTCGGGGAAATCTTTGTATCAAGTTCTATCAACCATGGCACTGAGTTCTACCTACAGTCATTGGACGAGCTTACGAAAGAATATAATGCGGCAAAAACGGCCGGTCTGCCACTTTTCATTCTTGCTTCTAAACGTAAGATGCTCGCTGAGCTTCAAGCGAAAAACAATCCAAGTGAACGAGATAATATGGAGGTGCTGCGGTATTTGGAACCCTATCCGGATCTTACGATATCTGACTGTAAGAATTATGGTGTGATGGAAGCGGATCCCGAAGGATATGCCGTCAAACTGAACTTTTCATACCTCATTGATAAGTTCGAATTAGAATTCGGCAGTATAGTCGAGTTCGGTTATGCTCTGCCACTGAAAACAAAAATTGAACGTATAAACGAAAAATTGAAAGATTATGTCAAAATCACAATCAAAAGCTCCACAGGCTCCGGAACAAAGCCAGGAGAACAACAGCCCGGTACTGGAAAATAAAGATCTCAATATCAACAAAGATCAAAATGAAAACAATCAGGATCCTGAAATTCCTGATATGGATGCACCGGCACCGCCAAAAGTGGATACTAACAGTCCAATTTCTGACGACGAAAAGGAAAAAAAGGACGATATCCAGTCTCCTCCGCAAGCTCCACAGGCTCCGGAACAAAGCCAGGAGAACAACAGCCCGGTACTGGAAAATTTCAACCACGAACTTTTGAGAACGGATCCGGAATATGTAAAAGCATTGATGGAAGAGCAACCGGAAAATACGGGCCGGTCAAATGGCGTTGGTATATTCCACGGAAATAAGGACGAGGGTAAAAAATATCCATTGGATTATAATCCTGGAGATAATATTGTTGTTCGTATTGCTCTGGTTGCGTCATCGGGAGGACAAGTTTCGGAGATTCAAAATTCGGCCAGTATCCAAGTTTTTGAACCTAGTGTTTATGAGCACTTAAAAGCAACCGGAGCCTTCAAGGGTAAAGCTGTGTTGATTCTTAACGAATAGCCGTGAGCAGTTTATTTGGTAAATCAAAAAAATATGCCGAATAATTGAATAACATCAATTGACGAATTTTTATGGTAACATTTGAAGACATCCAAGAAGCCCTGAAGGACGAAAGCGTAAAAGGTAAGGTTGTTTCAGCCTTAACTCCAGACGTGCAAAAAGCACTCGAAGCATCGGGAATGATCATCCGTTCGAAAGAACAGGACGAAGCGTATGTGAATGCTAAAGTTGAACCTTTGGTTGAAGTGAAAATCAAAGATCAGATTAAGTCTGTTCATGAAAAGTATGACCAAGATCTTTTGGAATTGACCGGCGATCGGAAAAAACCTGAAGAGAAAACCTATGACTTTCTCAAACGCAAAATTACCGAGATCAAGGCAGCTAAAGGAGGAGAGGGTGTCGACAAAGATAAACTTGAAAGTTTGCAAAAATCATTGGAAAAGATGAAGTCTGATCATGAAGCAGAAATCTCCACCATTCATTCAGGATACTTGAAAAATGAAGTCGGAATGAATGTTCAAGTTGCAGTTTCAGGTTTTAATATTGCTGTTCCGGCTAACTTGACCGATGATCAAAAGGCTGATTTTGTTGCAAGACAAAGAAAAATGATTGCATCAGATTTTCAGTCGGCATTTACTGCTAAAAAGGACAATGAAGGGAATATTGTCTATTACAAGGATGATCAGTTGCAGATCAGCACGAAGGATGGGAAACCTTTGACAGCTGAACAGTTGATCGCCGAAAACTATCAAACATATTTCGCAGCACCTGGCAAAAAACAGGGTGGCGCAGGATCTGGAGGTGACGATGTGAAAGAACTTTCAGCTGCTTCAACTAAACAGGATATTCTTTCTTGGTTGAAAGCCAACAACTACCAAGAGAACACAAAAGATTTCTTGGATAAGTATGAGGAGCTGCAAAAGAAATATGGCATCATCAAATAACCGTCAGGAGGACACGGGTAGGAATTATTAATTAATTATGAATTTTTAGATCGATTAACAATGTTAACTTTAGATCCTACCAAATTACTGGACGCCATTATTGACGTCAAAAATCGCAAATTTAGAAACTGGGAAACACGACTTTCTCGTTATGGGGCATTGTCTGCTTTCATTGATAATACTGATTTATTACTTCCAAAATCGTTGGTCGAGAACACCCGCAAATCCCCGGGACGGCCGCAAAAGATTCCAGTTTTGGACAAAATGAATGTTGAGGTCATTGACAAACGTTCATGTAACATCGTAGGCAATAATGGCGTGTCGAAATTAGCGACACTCTCATGGGTGACCAAAGGTTTCGAAATTGTCACGGCTCCTGCCATTAATGCTGGCAATATGATATCTCTAGAAGAAGATTATGCCCACCAGCTTTTGAATGGTCTAATAGCTGTTTTCGCAGCTTTAGATACGGCTGCTGCGAATGCGCTGGAACTAAATAAGGCTACATCTCTAGCTGCTACAGATTTGGCTACAATCGCTGCTGGTGCTTATCAAATGGACATCAATGATATTTATTTCTATATGGAAGCAATCATGGAGAAGAATGATCTTTATGGGCCATATCTAGATGTAGCCAATACCGAATCGATTGCGTCTTGGAAGAAATACTGGGAGAGTTTCGGTCTAGCAAATGAACAGAACAAAGCTGGAGTAGCTGATCGTTACGTACCATACCGTTCCAATCGTGTAAACCCTGGTGCTACAAATTCCGAAGTTCACTATTTCGCTGCCGAAGGCTCAATCGGTATTTTCAACTGGAATCATTGGGAAGCACAGAACAACGTGGATTTCGGTAATGGTACCAAAGTAACCATCAAGGAAGATCCGGTACAAGGCTTAAAGTGGGCTGTTACAGAGAAAACTGAATGTCGAGATCTTTCTGCAACACATGGACCAGGATATGAGGCCACAATGGTTAAGTCTGAACAATGGATAGCTGATTTTTCTTTTGTTTCTGCCTACAGCTCGGATAATAAAACACCAATTATTAAAGCGGTTGTTCCAAAACCAACTACACCTTAGGATTTGCGTCAATTATTATATGGTTTCCCGGTTCGGATTATCCGGATCGGGTTTTTTGATTTAAAAGTATGTGGATAGAAATACCTGTATTATTTGAAAAAGAAGGCCAGCCTAATTTTGCTGACTTAGGAATTAATGATGTGGCTGAATTGGAAGAAACAAAGGTGATGATGAATATCAGCCATATTGAAGCTTTCAACGCAAGTACCCATGAAGATCAGTCGACTATCCATACAGGAGCATTGGCATATCGCGTAAACCTGAAATACGATGATCTGAAAACTTTAATTCTCGCAGCAAATGGTTAATCAATCTCAAGTTAAAGAATGTCTGAAGAATCAGATCGGGATCAGGAAATCTGCTGATACCAATATACCAGTTCCTTCAGCTGAACTTCAAAACCCTAAGTCGGGATTGTTTTTGAATTCGGTACATGCGTTGATTTCAGTTGACAATATATGGTCTATGATGACAGCAGCCGGGTCGATCAAGCGCGAGAATGGTGTCACTGATACAATGATTTTAAATGAGTATTTGACAAACATCTCAAATGATGCGATTATCAAGTTATCGAATCGTATTTATGTAGAAAAGCAGCTGAATACATATAGCAAGTCAGTCTTTCCAGATACGAAGTTGTATGATTCTCCAGCTTCAGTCCATGACACATTGGAAAAGCAGGGGCGATTTGTTGGCTTTCTTATTGTCGGTACAGCTGCTGACATTTCTTTGGCGATAAAACGATTCTCAACGCAATTCGAAAATGAGAATCCTGGATTGAAATTTTATCTGTACAAAGATGGAGTTAAGGATCCTATTTCAGTGTTGACCGTGGATTGTGTGAAAGAGTATTATCCACAATGGCATGAGGTTGATAATGTTATGCTGCCTCCAAGTGAAAGCTACTTCTTCGGGTATTATGAAGATGACCTAACAGGCCGGGCGTTGAATAAGCGCATATCATTCAAAAAGCCACCCTGTTCATGCGAGCCGATAGAATATGAGTTATGGAAAAAATGGAACAGAAACTTGAATATTCGGGCAATGTATGTTGATTCAAACAGCATAAAATCAGACCGAACTTTATGGGGGCCTGGTAATGAAATTTATGTAGATGATTATTCATGGGGATTGAATTTTGTGTTTTCCGCTAATTGCGATATCACCAGTATTTTTTGTTCGAACAAGCATCTGCTGGTAGATGCTTTAGCTACGCAGACCGGTATTATGATTTTGGAGGAAATGGCGAATTCATCGCGTGACAACCAACAAAAGAATACGCTCAGCCAAAAAGCTTTCTATGCACTTGATAATAAAGAGAACAATGCTACTGGACTACTATCACAGCTTGAGCAAAAGATCAAGGTTATCAATTTGGATTTTGGATCGCTAAATACTGCATGTTTGCCATGCCAAAATTCAGGGATTGTTTTTGGAACTATTTATTGACACTATGGAAGGATTTGAAGCATTGGACAATTTGGTCGCTAGAGTAAAGTCCGGTACAACGAAGGGCAAACTGGATAAATATGTAGGATCTGCTCTCAGAGCGAACAAGGAAGATATTGCAAATTTCAATAAAGAACAGCTTTCTCGAGGAGAGGATTCTGAAGATGGCGACCTGGGAACATACCACGATTTTAATTACAAGAATCGATGGAAGCCTGTGGATTTAAAATTAACGGGCGATTTCCATAACTCCATTAAACCAAAATTTGGAAGCAACTCATTTGAGATGACTTCAAATGACAGCAAGGCAGAAATGCTCCAAGACAAATATGGTGATAGTATTCTCGGTCTTTCGACAGAAGATATCCAAGAAGTGGGTTTGGATATCGTAGGACAAGTTCAGTATGGATTAAAGAATGAAATTTTATGATTAAACATATTCAAACAAAACTTCATAGCGACGATGTGATTGGAAACTGCTGGCCTACTGCCATTGCATGCATTCTTGAATGTCGCATCGATCAGGTACCGAATTTCGAAGAATTATTTCGGGTTCCTGATATGCCTTGGTTTTGGGTTCTTGAAGAATGGCTAAAGTATAAAGGTTACAAATATGTTGGGGGAGGAGACCGACAAGACTATATTGATTTTGACGGATACTATTTTGTCACAGGGAAATCACCCAGGGGCAATTTTAACCATATTGTGATATATAAAGATGGCAAGATGGTACATGATCCTCATCCTTCAGGGGATGGCATTTTAACAGAGGAGTTTTGGGAACATTTAGAAAAAATCAACGATGAGCAGCAATAAGCCAAATATTACCACCATTGATGAACCAGGACTTGATTGGGCCATCCATGATATCCAAGGTATTCTTGCGGATAAATTTGATTGGATGACTGTTTTTCACCGCGCTTATCCGTTCCGTGAATATCGATCAGAAGAAAGGAAAACTCACACAATTCCTAAAGTTTGGGTCGGTATCAACGAATATATGAATGTGCTGCCAAATGATTTTTTGATCGGCCAGGCTTTCTTTTTCGTAACCGACTATGAAAAGAAGATAGAGGCTGATCTTCAGTTTGGGTCTACATTTAGAGCCGAAGTTTCATTGATCGTTTGGGTAAATACAAACAATATCCCTGGGCACACTACTGGACCATCCATAGCTAAACTAAAGAAAGAAATTAGCGATTTATTGGTCGATCATATTTCTGTTGTAAAAATTGAATCAATGACTGACCAAGATGCCGAACAAGTATTTGATGGTTTTACGATTCAGGATGTGGATACACAATATCTGATGCTACCTTACGCTGGCCTTAGGATTAATATGGTTTTACAATATAACTATTCAGCATGTTAAGCTTTACAATTTTACTCGCATTGATCATTGCTACATTAACCTATTGTCTCCATAAATGGGGGTGGTTCTCCTGGTACGAAATGCATAAACCAAAGTTTCTACAATGGTGTGCCAAATGTATTTTTTGTTTTGGGTTTAGGATATCGTTCTTAGTATGTATCTGTGCAGCCTATTTGCACAGTGATCCATTCTTTTTGATTATTCCTTTTGTCACAGCACCTATATCGTTTTTATCCTTTAAATATATGGTTATATGACAGTAGTAGAATTAAACTCAGGCACCAAAGTAAAGATGTATTCTAGTATTAAGGAGATGCCGGTTAAAGTATTCAATATTTTTCAGGGATACATGATCCAAGAGTCGGGTATTGGTTCAACCATGGAGTCGGTCAACGATCATTTCGAGAAATTGGATACTTTCCTTTCAGTGGGTAAAATAGAGGATGCGATTGTGGAGCGCGAAAATTTGCATTATAATATCTATTCTGCACTTGAAGGTATCTCATACAAGTCTCTTGCTTTCGGTTGCTTTATACATGCTATCGATGGAGGACATGTTTCTGACTATTCAACGGAAAATCTTCAGGAAATATTAGGGAAACTTTCGGACCAGGGATTGACAATAGGAATGGTAGAGGAGCAGCTAGACCAAATAAAAAAAAAATTGATATCGAATTAGAAATGTATTTCCCTAAATGGTTTGGAGGAAACGATTTCAATTACTTGGATAACATGATTAAGCTTATAGAAACTCGGATAGAGCTTGAATTGGAAGGTGAGAACGACAATCTGCTCCGGGTATTGAATGAATTGAGTGAGTACTTCATTGATTTTGCAAAACCGAGAAATTTTGGAAGACAAAACAATTTTCTAGTTGATCATGAACTTGGATTTGAAGAGATCCGCTCCAGCATGGAGGAGTCGGGGATCGCGGTAAAGGAACTCACAATATTTGAGTTTTATTCGCGGATAAAACACTTTGAAAAACGCAATGCTGAACTGAAAAATGGAAATTAATAACAACAATTTTTTGCGATGGGCTGAGTACCCTTACGTTAAGGATACTAAGTTTGTTCCCTGTCCTTATCCTACAGAAAAGAACAATCTGCCATACATGCCGGTACTCGTCCCTGGAGAGGTAACAGCGTTTTATGTCAATGTGGCAAACGGAGTAGAATATACAAAAGGTTTCAAGTTAAATTTGATCACTCCGGATGGCACGATAATTCTCGAAAGTATAGCTGCTGTATTATTAGATTCCATTGAAGAAGACCGGTTCAATTTCGTTTGCTATTTGACATGTCCTAATACCACTGTTGGAGTTTATCGTCTCCAGATAAAAAATAGCGACAACACCCTAGACCTACGTTCGAATATGGTTCGGGTCATGACTTCAGGATTCGAAGATAACACGACTATTGTTCGATATAGAAATAACGGGCGCAATCTTTTTGGCTTCAATTGGGTGGTTTTAAAGAATTTCTATCAGCAGTATCGTCTGCATATTTTCCGGATTGATCAACAGCCGGAATACAATATTGAGCAGTATCGTTCATCAACCACAGGAAAGCTAAGAAACCTGAATGGAACAATGGATCGCTTCGTGAAGTTTCAGTCGTATTATTTCGACAAGGGAGCTCACGAGGCTTGCGAAGCTTTGCTGTTTCATTCAGAGATATGGATAAATGGCAAATTATACACTTTCAAAACAGGATATAGCTCCGAACCTCTTATTGCATCAAAGCGGAGCAAGGGAGAGTTCGAGTTATGGGACGAGGGTTTTTCATCCCTGAATTATTGTTCTGGGACTGAAGGATTGCCTTACGATTTTAGATATCTAGCTGACAACCTAGGTCGGCGGATCATAATTAACAAGAATCAAAGAATTATAGTAAAAACCTCAATTTAAGATATATTATGGGAAATTTAGAAGATATCGAATACGATAATCAAACACCATTTATTGTAGACGCTACCAAAGTACGTTCTATAATGGGAATCGATAAAGAAACGGGATTGGTTGGAAATGTTGCTTTCAATCTATTAATCGAGGAATCAAGGAAAGATCTAGTCGTCAATGGAATTGATTTGGATCCAGCAGACTATCCACCTGGAGTATCCTTGCCTACATTTCCGATTGGTTATAAACGTAAAATTACGAATTTGAAACCCGGAACATATTATTGGAATGATGGAACCAACATACATTCTTACACTGTACCTTTAAATAATACAGGGACATTGTTTTTTGATGGAGAGAAAAATCCACCAACGTGGTCATTAACTACTATCCCACAAGCGCAACCCGAAGTAGAAGATAACTTAACATCGGTATCAGGTACTAGAGCATTGAGCGACAAACAAGGAACTATTCTAAAGGAATTTGATTCAACAAACAACAGTATTGTTGTTGAAAAAATACATTTATGGGCCTCTAATTGGTACTGGAATGATGCAGCTGTTGACAAAACCAAAATAACTTTGGCTCGACGTGAAGATATTAAACAGACCAAAGTTGGAAAGTACAATACAGCATTGGCACAATGGGTTATCAAAGACGTTCTTCCCAATTCCCGTGTTTATGATTCTGTAACAAAACGAAATTATCTTACTACCTCAGATGCAACATTAATAGAGCAGTTCAACAGTTATGTTTTATTTTCACAGTCTGTATTATTACTTTATCCTATTTTAAGTTGCATTAAAGATTTAAAATTAAATCTAAAAACCGAGCTCAAAATAAGGGAAGTATCAATAGTTTCATTTACTAGATCAGATACCGGGGCACAGATAATCATTAACCTAAACGATGCAATGTCCGGTACTCTCCCCGTGCAAAATATAGTCTTTAATGTTGTTTATTCTGACCACAATGACAAGGCAAAAATTGTTCTTACCTCAGATAACAATATCTGTAAATTGACCTTAACAGTAGATTTCACTAACACATTAAATTTCACAGCATTTAATGCCCAAACATTAGACAAATCACTTTGGGGCCGTTTTAATGCGACAACTGTACAGGCTCCTTCAAATTCAAGCATCCTTATTGACAACGGCGTAGCTGTAAATGAAATTAGGAGTTGGGCTACAAATTGGTATTGGAATGACCTGACAGATAAAACTAAAACTGTTTTCGCCCGAAGAGAAGATGTGCAGCAGGCGAAAGTAGGTGTATATGATTCTGATTTGGCGACATGGGTAACAAAAAATGTTGAAAAGGGTGCTATCATAATCAACAATTCGACCAGGCGCAGGTTTTTCTTAAACAATGATGCCACATTGCGCGAGATGTTTGATAATTATGCTTTTTTTGAAAACAACACATTACAGCTTTATCCGATTTTAAGTTGCATCAAGGATTTAAAGATAGAAAGAAAACAAGGTCAGCAAGTATCAGAAGCGAGTGTGGTATTATTCAGTAGAGGGGATACAGGCGCCTCTATAATTATCAACTTCAACGACTCCATGTCCGGGACTCTACCTGTTCAGAGTGTCGTTTTTTCTGTCAATTACGCCGATCACACAGACAAGTCAAAAATCGTATTAGTTTCTGACAATAATTTTTGTAAACTGACACTGGTTGTCGATTTCTCGAACGCGCTTAGCTTTTCGGCATTTAATGCCCAGACCCTTGATAAGTCTTTATGGGGGCGTTTTAATGCAATGGCTGTTGGAGCACAGTCAATACCCAATAGCTTATTGAAAAATGTAGAAAGCTATTCTCCATTTTTCGAGAAGAACAGTTTTTCAGGTCCATTGACAAGGGATTATGCGCAGTTTTTTAAAGATATGTTATTCATTTATCCGTACGATCCTGCCGTATATAAATATTTTTTCAGAATTATCAGGAAGAATTATCTAAATGATGGGGAGGCAAATAAGTATCAGATCCATTTGTATCGTCAACCGATCAACGACGTGGCGCTGGTTAACGCAGTTCCAATAGCGACTTTAAATAAAGCAATCATTGACGCTACAGGAGTAGAAACTGTTGAACTTATTCCTTATTCTACTGCACTTAAATCGAAATTCTATGTGTATGTAGACTGGAATGTACTTCCATCAAGTTACAACGGCGTCATGACTTATGAAAACAATTTGTTGACTGACCTCGCCTTTAAAGGTGGTACCGGGGATATTAAATCTAAAATTCATATATCAACTTTCGCAGAAATATCACAATCTAGGCTTGACGAAGTTCAATTGGGCTCAATCACTTTCAAAAAATCATTTTTTAATGCTGAAAAACTGGATGATTACATCTTATCAACGGAAACTGTTTCACCTATTTCCGATAAACTTCGAGGTGTTAAATATGTGAATCTTGGTGCCAATATTAAATTTTTAGGTTGCGATGCAGATAATGTTTACTGGTTTAATAACAAATTGGACAATTCTATTGGTTATTGTTCTACACTCTCTGATGTTTTAAGTTTAAATATAACCAAAGTAAGGTCATTTGATAATTTACCAGTATTATGCCGCCGACTGAACAGTGGGGAACTACTTGTTTTGACGGAAGGAGATTGGGATACTCAAAAAATAGCACAAATTTGGGTATCCTCGTCCAATAGGACAGTTTGGACAATGAAGATGACTTTTGATAATGCGAATAATAGAACTCAATATACCAACGTTTGGGGATTCAGCCAATACGGCAGTAGAATTCTTATTTCGGGTTATGGTAAAAGATATACCGCCGATGAAGATCCTAACGAAGCTAAGAGATATTTTGATTTGAATGATAAAGCCAATTACTCAATATATTACAGTTTTGATGACGGAGCGACTTGGCATAATAGGTTATTCAATCTTGGTAACATGCATCCTTATTGTATCTCAAATCCTCAATACAAACCCTACGCCCACATTCACGCTACTACAATTGATCCCTATTGGGGTGAGCTTATCGTCACGCATGGGGATCTTCCTGTTGAAGATACACCACAAGGGCAACAAAATCGGGTGTTTAGATCGACTAATCTTAAAGAATGGGAACAGTCCATTAGAGACGGGTCGCCTATTGTTCTTCAGTGGACTAGCGATGTATTTAAGAAATTCGGCGGAGTTGGCGTTCTCCCTCACAGTCTTGTTTTCGGGTCCGATGATGTGCCAAATGGAGTTTATACAGCAGCTAGGGCCGACAAGTTTAAGGTTAAAGGGGATCTAGTTTTTACTGAATCGAAATGGTCATATCAACGAGCAAATGGCAATCCAGGAACAGCAGGAGAGTATGGAATTTGGGGAGGTTACTCATTTTATCGTCGCAACAATAATCAGCCCATGTATGTTAGCAATATATATGTTACTGGGATCCTGCCCCAAGATCACAAGCGGTGTCAAGTTCTAGCCACGTGGGACGGGTATAAATTTTTTAAGGTCTGGGAAAGTGACTATGATTTAGTAACAGCTACCAATGTAGTGCTTCCAAATACCTATATGTTCGTCGCTACAGATGACGATAATAACATTCTGATCCAAACAAATGACGGAAGGTTTTCCCCCTTTGTCGGTGAGAAGCCTCAATTCACTGGTGAATTAACCTTGATAGTTGCCAAGGGAATATAACTTAAGAGGTCGACAAATGTCGACCTTTTTTCGTATTTTAGCAACTGACAATTATGTGGTTAATAATTCTGATTTTTGGACTTTTCATTTTCTTTCTGTTTGGATTTATCCGCTCAGCAAGGGGGCTTATGTCTATTGGAAAAGAAGAAAAAGCGACATACTGGGATGGCCCAGCGATGACTGATGAACAACGTTCTGTTCATATGGAATGGGTGAAAGACCACATAAGAAAATTCCCTACTGGCACTTTTGCTTCGAGTTATCCTGAGATTCAGCAAGCTGTGTTAAATGATATGAAAGCGGAAGAGCTTTCAAAAATCTATGAAGAGGCTGATCAGCAATACCGCGCCGGTCTTATTACCAAAGAACAATATGAGGAAGTAGTCGAAGCGATATCCAAGGAGCTTGACATAACTCATTTGCAAAAGTAAATCCCTAACAGTACTTTTGAATATACCATTCTAACGACCAGGAGACGGTCGGTTGGATAGTTTTATTTGTTTAACTATTTAATCGATATTCCCAATGTCCAAAGGTCCCATTAAGTATTCCGATTTTTTCGACGATGATGTAAAGGCAGGTTTGCAGGACCTGAATCAGGTTTTCTCTGAGATTAAAGTGTCAGCTGCAGCAATGAAAAATGTGTTTGTTGCTCAGCTGAAGAAATCAGGACAAGAAGTGGTCAAGATGCAGGCTGAGCTCGAAAAGCTTAAGGAAAAGCTTCAGCAAGTTCAGGTTTCTAATAAAGGTGCTGCCGAAGCTGTCTCAGCTCATGCAAAAGAATCTGAAAAACTCATTGCTAAGCATAAGGAGGCAAAAGCAGCTGTCAACGATCTAACAGCTATCATAGATGTTCATACACTTGGACTTAAAGAATGTAAGGACACAATCAAGGCTCTCGAAAAGGAATACTCAGAGCTAAGCCACGATACTAAAGAGAATAAAGAAAGACAACAGCAGCTGATCGATAAGATCAAACAGGTTTCAGTTCAATTCAACAAACTGAATGGTGATCTCCGGAATGCCAAAAGGAATATAGAGCAGATTGATGGTACCTATAGTGCTCTTTCTCGGGAAACAGAACTTCTAAAAAAGGAGCTACAAAACCTGCCTAATGCCTTTGATAAGGCAACAGGCGCTATTAATAAAAATAACAAAGAGGCTGCTGAGCTCCAAAAACAGATTGAACTTAATGTCAAGGCTCTAAAGAAAATGGACGAGCAGATGGGAATGCATTACCGCAATGTAGGTAATTACTCATCTGCTTTAGCTAAGCTTGGTGGAATTGGTTCTAAAGTATTCGGGTTGCTCGCAACAGCTATTGGATTCGATTCACTCCAACAAGCCGTCACCAAGATCTATGAGATTACGTTGCAACTTGACAGTTTGAATACTGTCATGAAGTATACATCCGGATCTACCGATGAGTTTAATCGGAACATGGACTTCTTGAATAGAACTACTGATCATCTCGGGCTGGAGTTCATGTCGACTAGTAATGCTTTCCGACTATGGACAGGGGCTGCTAAAGAATCAAATCTAACAAGTTCCCAGACTCGATGGATATTTGAATCAGTGGCTAAGGCTACTGCGACAATGCGAATGTCTGCCGATGATACACAAGGGGTATTCCTTGCTCTTTCTCAGATGTTGTCAAAAGGAAAAGTCTCAGCCGAAGAATTACGGGGGCAATTGGGAGAACGTCTCCCGGGGGCATTCGCTATGGCCGCTCAGGCAATTGGTGTCACAGAGCAGGAGCTCGACAAAATGCTGAAAAACGGTGAAGTAGTTGCTTACGATTTCCTGCCAAAATTTGCGGCTCAATTAGATAAAACTTTTGGAAATGAAACCGACAACAAGGTGGTCAGCCTGCAAGGATCTGTTAATAGATTTCAGAATTCTATCACCAAAGTTGTCTCTTCAGCCCAACTGCAAGACTTTCTAATGGGTGCTGTTGATGGCGCAACCAAGTTGACCAACGCTTTCGCTGATCTAATTGCCACGGAACCTGCCGAAGAGCTTCAAAAAGAGAAGTTGTCTTTAATTGCAATGCGGATTGAATTGGATAGTACCAATACTTCAGCCGCCAGACGACGAGAGATCATAGAAAGTTTGAAAGCGACTTATCCAGCTTATCTCGAACAGATCGACGCAGAAAAAGTCACAAATGCAGAGTTACTTCCAATTTTAGATAAAATAAATGATGCGTACGTATTGAGAATTGCCTACCAGGAGCGAGCAACTAAACTGGACAAAGCTGTCAAAGAGGAAGCTGAGGCTATGAATAACCTTTATGATGACCGGCAAACGGTCCTCTTGCAACTAGCCAAAATCCAAGAAGAATTGGCTAATGATGGAATCACCTTTGAGATCAAGGGAAATAACGAACGTGAAAAATCAGCTTACATTTATCAGAATTTAATTTCTTACATCCAGAAAGAGGCAAAAGAGCATCGAGAACTACATAAAGTTCTCGCTTCCAATAAATATGATATACTTATTTCAGGCCTCAATTCGTACAATAATAGTTTGGTTAATTCCAATAGACTTCTCTTGCAAAATAGGAATCTGAGGGTTGGAATTGAAAAAGATCTTAAAAATTTCAGAGAACAAACAGGAATGTTCGATGGCACCAATAATGACGAACAAACGCAGCGTTATGATCTTTCGAAAACATTTCAACGAATTTATGCAACAAAAGTCTATAAAAAAGCAGAGAAAGATGCTTTGGCAAATCGTATAGCTCAAGCCGGGTACGACAAGGAAACTCAGTACGAAATCCTTCAAGAAATTGAACGGCGTGAAAATGATCTGGCTAGCAAGGTAACCGACACCAAAACCAAAACCTCTAAGCAATTGGCTGCTGAAGCTAAAAAACGCTTTAATGAAATGCTTGCTCTTATTCAACAACAAGAGCAAATGGAATTGCTCCAGTTACAAAATTCATACGGGCAACAATTGATTTCCGAAGCTGAATTCGAGAAGCAACGTTTGGAAATACGGAAGAAGGCATTGCTGGAACGCCAAAAACTGTTAAATAGTAGCTCCGAAAAATCACATCTTCAGGAAGCAAAGATGATCAATGATCAGCTGAAAGCGCTTGATGTCGAATATGGAAAATGGAAAAAGGATTTTGACGAGAAACAGCTTCAGAATAAATATGATATTGAACTGGCTAGCCTGGAACAGATATATGCGACTGGTACAATCTTAGAATCTGAATATCAAAAACGTAGAACAGACATTCTCGTTTCGGAACTTGAACGACGCCTGAAGTTAGAAACTGATGCAGTTAAACGTGCTCAATTGCAATCTCAGATCGCTCAAACGAAGAAAGAAGGCGCAGATAAATTTATTTCAGTAAATGGTACTCCAATCCTTAAAACTGAGGCTGAGAAAGATGTAACCGCTAAGGCTTCTAGCGTACAGAGAAAATACGAAACGGACCAGTCCATTCTCAGCTCCCGGGAAACAAAAGGCGAAGATGTTACCATTCAACGGCTATTGAACGAAGCTCAGATGCTCCAAGAACTCCGTGCTTTATACAAATCATATGGCAAGGATGTAACCGACATTGATCAACAGATTGCCCGAAATGTTCTCTCATCAAATGAGCACATTACCCAAAAACAGCTTGAGAATATCGACAAGATCAAGAATGTAATGATGCAGTCTGTTGATGTGATCAGAGACTACTTGGGTGAAGGTTGGGGAAATTTGTTTGGGACACTTGCCGATCAATTGTTCGAATTTGTAAAAAAGGGTAAAATTCAATTTAAAGATCTAGGGGAAGCTGTCGCATTCTATGGTGAAATGGCAAAATCAGTTGGCCAGGTAATTTTTCAATTTCAGATCGATCAGTCTGAAAAAAGGATTGAGGTTCTTGAATCAGAAAAAGAGAGGGTTATTGAATTGGAAACTGCAGGCATTGAGGATGAAAAGGAGAGAGCTAGGGTCAAACAGCAGATTGAAGCCGATTATAATGCAAAGATCAGAGCTGAGAAGAAAAAGCAAGCGCAGGCTGAGCGCAACAATGCACTCTTCCAGATTGCCATTAATACTGCAATGGGTATTACAATGGCTTTGGCGCAACTTGGCCCGATCGCCGGTATTATAATGGCTGCTGTTGTGGGTGGGATCGGTATTGCGCAAGCTGCAATGGTCATGAGCAAACCATTAGCTTATTGGACCGGTACCCGAAACTCCGAAGAAGGTATTGCTGATGTTGCGGAACGTGGCCACGAGATCGTGAAAGATTCCCGCACCGGAAAAATGACATATTATAAAGATCGCACACGAATTTATATTCCGAAAGGATCTCAAGTCTTCAACGCGCGCGAAACTGATAAAATGCTCGAGCGAATGAAGATTGATCGCTACTCAGCCGCCAACCGCGAAATGGCATTGTCTGTACATGAATATAAGCGAAATAATGAAGTTTCGATAATGGCGGAAGCATTCAAATCAGTGAAAATCGATGAAGCAAAATTAGCTGATGCCATCGGAGCCAGAATGTCGGGCTTGCCTATTACCAATTGGACAGTAGATGAAAATGGATTCAGAAAAAGAATCCGAAAAGGAAATACCACCGTAGAAATGTTGAACAAAAGAAACTCTTTAAAATAATGGCTTGTACTTTTTTTAGACTTGAATACTTAGGTGAAGTTTTAGACCTAGAAGATGAGCCAGTGGGGTGGGATTCGATCTCCTTTAAAATCACCCGGGACAAAGATTGGCACGGACTTAATTATGAATATTCTGATGGCGATATCCAATTAGAATTCGATTGTGCTGCCGGTGGCCCATTCATCCAAAGAATTTACGAGGAAAATGGTTTGGATGCTGACATCGCCTTTACTCAAGGTGTAAAGCGTGGAAATATCGAGACAATTGAATTTAGTGGCCGGTTGGTTTTATCAACTTTTAAAAAATTCAAAGGCCGGGTTTCCTGTTCCGTTGAACGGAAGAGTCTTCATGATATCATCAAAGCGCGGTTTGATACCAAAGTTGATTTGATGGCTGAGCTAGATCTCGACCAGAAACCGCTTGCTTCAGCTCCAGTGATTAAAATTGAGACCCACTCAAAAACGATCATGCAATCATTTTTCGCAAATAAAGATACATTAGGTATCACCTCAGAAGGTGGAGGGCAAGGAGAAACGCCGATAATCATTTATCCTTACAGTACGGTTGAAAAGACAAGTATTAAGGGAATCAATCAGAGAGAATTCAATATCTTAGCTACCAACAATCCCGGCTTTCTTTGGAAATCTGAAGTTAATGGAACATTCCAGTTCGATTTGTCTTTCGACTGGTCATTTAATTCAATCCTTCAGAAAAAAAGCATAATTTCTGACCGAGAGTATCGGAATATTGTGGTTAAAACCGTCTTTGAAATCAGGACAGGAGGAGGCAATTCAAAATTTTACTTCGAACAAATAAATGATCAAAGAAGGAAAGTTGATGATGCAAGTTATAATTGCCGTTGCCAATTCAATTATTCTGGATCCCACTTTATTGAGATAGGCGATGAAATAAGGATGTTTACAATTTTCACCTATGAAGCAAGCAATAAACAACAAATTCTTTTTTACGCTAACCTAACTAAAAGTTACATCTCTATTAATGGTAATTCATTCACTCCAAAATCAGAAGTAAAAGGGTTGCTTGTATATGAATCCCTAGACCGAATTCTCAATAGTATAACTAGCATTAAGAATATCCTGATATCTGACTTTTTTGGAAGGGTCTCAAATGGATATCCAGTAGATGGCTGCGGCTCGAAAAGTGGAATATCCAACGGTTTCCAATTACGGGAATTCGTCGAAAACAAAGGGATTGAAATTTCCTTGAAAACGCTCATTGAAAGTCTCTCTTCAATATATTGTCTTGGCATGGCCTATGAATATGACGAGACAGGCAATGAGCGTATGAGACTAGAAAGGCGTGAATTTTTCTATAGAAATAAAGAGATCTTATTCATTGAGTACCCATCAGAATATCAGGAGGAGACAGCACAAGAGCTCGTCTTTAATAATATCGAAATTGGTTATGAAAAATATCCGGATGAAGGCGAGCAGATCCTTGATGAATTTAATACAGTTCACGAATACACTAGTCCGATCAAAAGGCATGACAATAAATTTTCACAGATATCAAAACTTGTTGCTTCAGGATATGCAATTGAGTTGACCCGTCGCGAACGATATTCATCTGAGGGCATAAATAAAACATCTACAAAATATGATGACGATTGTTTTCTTATTGCCCTTGGGAACTTTAATGGTTCGGATTATCAGACTGAAAAGAATGAAAATATTTATGCAGATCCTTCAACCCTGATCGATCCCAGCACGGCCTATAATCTAAGGTTTTCACCGAAACGAATGTTGCTAAATTGGGCGAAGTGGCTCAATGGAGGGTATATGTACAAAGATGGATCTGAATTGATAAAAAACACCTTTGTCAAGCAAAATGGAGAGCTCTTCACCAAAACAATTGTCAATAGGAACTGCGATATTGATCTATTAGATGTTCCGATCACAGAATCTGATAATATTGCATTGGCAGAATTTGGAGACCGGGAGCGAATATTTATTCCTGATTGGGTGACGTTTTATGCTCGGTTGTCAAAGGAAGAGATCACAAAGATTAAAAATGCTATATCCAATAAGAGCCAGCTGGGAGACAACTATGGATATATTTCCACCCTAGATCTTGACGGCAATCGGGTGAGCGGTTGGATCTATGAAATGGAATGGTTTCCAACATCCGAAAAAGTTTTTTTTAAACTTTTGAAATATAAAGTACTTTTGAATAACACCGTCCCACCAGACCAGGAGAATTGTCAGGACTATGCGGATTGGACCTTTGAAGATTTCGAAAATAGTACCGTTGGTGCTTGGATCGAAAGCTGTAGGTTCGAAGACTTTAACTGACAAATTCTATGGCAATTCAAAAAATCAATTCTTCGGATAAGATACAATCCGGTTTTCGTGCCAAATATAACGCAGCCGTAGATGAGATATGGACCAGTGTTGCCGATCAAGGCGACGGTACCCTAAAAATTACCAAATTCTCCGGAGCTACATTGATCGTCAGTTTAGCTTCGTCTTTCTATACAAAAACAGAGCTGCAGAACTTGATTACGGGAATATCCCAGGCGACAACTGAAACTGCGGGCGTCTTGAGGATTGCGACTGAACAAGAGGCTATAGCAGGTACTAGTCTTATCACGGCCATTACCCCGGCCACATTACGTGCTGTGCTAGATACATTAAGTGCTGCTGTAATACTTTTGGGTAAATGGATCAATAATACAACCTTTCAGGATTTAGATGATATTCCATATACTCCGGAGGAATTAAAACTTTATTGGGATGTTTTCTCCAATCAATTTTACGCATGGAACGGTTCAGCCTATGCAATTACGAATCAAGGATTACAACTTGGAGAAACTTCTTCTTCAGCTTATCGTGGTGATCGGGGTAAAGATGCTTATGATCATAGTCAAGTGACCGGAAACCCACATAATACGGCGATCGAAGATATTTTCGGACTACAATCTCAGCTGGATGAAAAAGCAAAACTTTCAGATGTATTAAATCTATCCAACGCAATACCTCCAGCTAATGCAACTGATCCTGGAGTGAAAGGGGAGGTGCGAATATCAACAACCTACATATATGTTTGTGTCGCAACTAATACTTGGGCCAGATCACCACTTTCAACTTGGTAAAATTTAGACCTATGGCAAAATTATATTTAACAGCAGGGCACCATTTCAAAGACTCAGGTGCAGTAGCGAATGGCTATCAAGAGAATAATCTAAATATCGAACTACGTGATCTTATGGTTTCCGAGTTCAAAAGGAAATATCCCAGTATTGAGGTCTGGACTGATAACGATTCCGATACTCTTTCTCAAGTGATCACAAAAGTAAAAAACCAAGCGACCAGCCAGGATTATTGGATAGAAATACACTTTGACGCTGCGGATGTTCTCTCAGCCTCAGGTACGACGGCGTTAATCGCTAACGATGCCCGAGAGAAATCACTGTCCTTAGCTAAAGATCTTTCGAGTGTTTGTGCCTTGACACTGGATATTAAAAACCGTGGTGTTAAATCTGAAAGTGAGTCTCATCGCGGTAAATTGGGAATGCTGCATACGGCGGCATCAAGCGTGCTTTGGGAGGTAGCATTTGTTTCCAACAAATCCGACATGAAACGTTTTGAGATGGAGAAGTTATGTCTTGCTGAGGCTGCCGTCAATGTGATAGCAAAGCGGTTTAATTATGGTATTAGCTAAAACTGTGATGGCAGAACAAACGATACAAAAGTTTACCCTGAAAGAATGGGTGAGGCATCCAACCACGATACTTCTTACCATTGTTACTGCTGTAGCTTGGGGAGTGCTATGGATCTATGTCAACAGTCAGCTCTCCCAGGTTGACTATTTAAAAAAACGCATAGAGAAACTCGAGGGGCAGGTCGACAAATATACAAATACCATCATGTTCAAGGATGCCACAGAGAAGGAGTTGAAGGGAGTAATAATTGATCAAAAAAGAGAACTTGATAGTCTGAAAGGAGGTGTAAGATGAAAAGAACATTATTTGAAATCGTATTAGGATTAGTAGTCCTGATACTTGCATTGTTGTTGATTCAACAAGTAAATAAGCCAAAGCGGTCTACCATTGAGCAGAAGGCAAAGGAGATGGTATCTGCTGAAGTGGAACGAGTGAATACCAAAATCGATAAAATGGGCATGCAACATGCGGTCACAGATGAAAAAGAGAAGATCGTCTCCAGCCTCTCAAATCTCGATGATAGTTCACGCTATTGGAAGGAGAGATTCCTGGAGCAGGCAGGCATCAATGAAAAAAATGTAAAACTGATGACCACCTATGAAACCACTATCAAAGGAATGAAATTGTCAGCTTCCCGGACAGACACGGGTTTCTATTATTCGGACAAATGGGCCAATATCCAGTATGTTCGTCCGAAAGATACAGCTGACAACGGCCATTTCAATTTTTCCTATAATGCTGAGATAAATTATGCTGAATACTGGAAGCGCAGCCATTTTCTTGCTCCTAAAAAACATTATATTGATTTTTGGATCAATGATCCTCGTGCAAAGATCAATGGAGTGAAGCGGTTGCAAATTGAATCTAAGGAACCTAAATTTAGACTGGAGAGTAGCTCAATGGTGCTATACGATGGGCAGACTCATATTGGTGGCGATATCGGTGTAAGTCTAGGGAATGTCCGAGTTGGGACAAGTTATCTCTATAATGCGGCCACTGGAGAATGGAAACCTTATTTTTATGGAAAATACAAATTGATTGGCTTTTAAAACTATTTTTTCTCGTAGCTGTTTTAATAGTCCTCCATTTATAAGAATAGTTAGCGAAAAGGTCGAGATTCAGGTTCTCGGCCTTTTATTTTTTTATCTTTTTTAGCCAAGGTATTTCTCCATTTTCTATCATTTCTATTATTATATCAACCTCGGGGCTTCCGAACCATTGAGCAGTCAAATTTACCCTAAGATCGTGTTTCCAACCATGATATTTACTGTAAGTCAGATGTCCTAGATCAATATTGTTTACAAGAAGAGAATAGGCATATTCCTGTGCAACATATTCCATATTGTAAATTGATACTATCTGTCGCTGCCCGTGATAATAACAAAGTCCGAGTAAATTTTTCTCATACCTCAGTATAAAAGAATCTATAATAGTATTGGAAAGATCCTCGGCTAATTTTCCTTCACAAAGTTCCCACCATTTGAAATGCTGCTTAAAAGTATATCTCTCTCCCTTTTTTCCATAAACATAGTATTCCTTGGTAATTTTTTCGATCTGCGATTGATCTTCAACTTCGTAAGGCAGGTACAACATCCTACCTTGATAGAATATTTCAAGAGTTTCCATAGCCTCAATAATACTAATAATATTAGTATTATTGCAAGGGGTAAAACACGGGAAAAAGTTAAATTTTCTCTCCGTGTTATTTTTTTAAATAATATCTCCTGGTAGCAATTATAGCACCTAAATGAAAATAGGTTTTTGCATTGTAGGCACTTTTTAGGTTCTTCAGTAATTTTTCGATGGACGAAAGACTGAAGGGATCAAGGTTTCTATTTTTGAGATCATCAGATATCTCCTGCTGGGACATACCGGCTAACAGTCCTTTAATGACCTCCTCTTGAAATTCTTCTTTTGATAATTTGACCATATCTCTAATGTAAACACTAAGTATTGTTGTAGTGGATGGTTATCCGTAAAGTTGTTAGAAATCAATCGTTTTACCCTTCATCACCGAGTTGTCAATAACGAGATCTCTTTTATAGGCTTCAAAAGCAGTACGATCTCTGTGCCCTGTTAACGTCATAACCTGATTATCATCAAAGCCGGCTGTGATCAATGAAACGACACGTGTATGTTTCCATGAATATAGAGTATAATTTTTGTCTAAGCCTAACTTTACTTTAATCGGCCTATATTTCTCCCTAAAATATTCATTGAACGTTTTCTTAGGAGAAGGTCTTTTGCCACTTCCAAACACATAATAATCCAAAGGCATTTTATCAACCTCCATTTCTTTGATCAGCGAAAAGAGCTCATTGGAGATCGGTACAAATCTGTCACCGGTTTTCCCTAATCCTCCAGCGACTTTTATTTGTCGAGCATCAAGGTCAATATGCATTATCTGAAGATGCCTAATTTCATTAGGTCTCATACAGCTATAAAAGATCCATCTTACATATCTGTACAATTCGATATCTTTCTTAATTTCTTTCTTTATTAACTCAGCAACCTTAGGAGCATAATATCTATTTTTTTCCGCGATAGCGTTCTTATCCTCTAGATATCCGAGGTCAATGTTATATTTAATTTCTTTATTTCTTCTTCGCTCCAGTCTAGGTAATCTGGTAAACAAGGTCACAATCCCATCAATGTAATTGTTGTATGTCCGTGCAGACCAGCTAAACTTTTCATTATACTGTTCCAGAAAATCAAGTATTATGTCTTCATCCACTTCGCAAGCCTTCATGTCAATTTCGTTTTCAGTAAACCATTTGAGCAAAGTATTAGTTTGTGACTTATATTTCTTAACCGTAGTATCTTTTAGATTTTTAAGCTGACAATATTTTATAAAGTTCTCAACAGCTTCTTTCATGTTCCAAGCGTCTGGAAGGGATTGTTCCTTGTTAAGCTTTATTTCCGTTTCTTCAGCAAATATCTTTGATTCTGTTCGAATCTCTGCAAGAAAAGGGTTGTATCCACTTTTCAAAGCTTCCTCGATATCATCCCTAAGTTCCTGGGCAGCTATTTCCTTTTCTTGAAGATCATGAATATAATTTATGCCATCACGTACATAAAACTTTTTGAACGCACCGATCTGTCCCGGTATCTCGTATTCATATACGACTCTCCAGTCACCGGATTTGGCCCTTATTATACGTGGAATTTTGTAAGATGAAGCTCTCAT